TGCTTTACTGTCATCATTTTGTTTTGGCCATGATCTATGCTCTGGTCCTATTAGCAGCCACTGCCGAATATCGATGCACCAGGTGGACTTGGACCGGTGATGTCTACAATCGGAGGGTTGTCTGCATCAAGTGGGAGAAGAGAAAATGATCGATCCGATTACGGCCCTAGCAGGGATACAAAGCGCCATAAGCATGGTCAAAAAGGCAGCAGGTGTTGCCCAAGACCTTGGCTCACTCGCGCCCATGATTGGCAAACTTTTCGATGCCAAGTCTGTGGCCACCAAGGCCATGCTGCAAGCCAAGCAGTCTGGCAAAGGCTCGAACATGGGAACGGCCTTGCAGATCGAGATGGCACTGGAGCAGGCCAGAGCCTTTGAGGAAGAGCTGAAAATGCTCTTTATGCAGACCGGCAAGATCGATGTCTGGAACAAGATTAAAGCCAGGCAGGCCGAGATGGACTTGGCCGATGCCAAAGAATTGAGTGCATTAAAAAAGGCAGAGAAAGAAGCCAAAGCCAAAGAAGATGAAATGAATGAAATTGCCATGATCATTGGCGGTGTGGCTTTTGTTCTGTTTCTGGTGTTCATTGGAGTCAATGAGCTGATGGAATTCTGTGCCACAACAAGAAGGTGCGGTCGGTGAATGAGTACCAGAAGACCTTTGACCTATGCCTCAAGATATTCGTTTACGGGTGTGTGGCTTTATATGCCCTTGGCTTTCTCAAATTTTTGCCGGATGACTTGTCGGACCGGATCGTTAATTTACTGCTGGGTAGAATAGGATTAGGCAAATGAGATATCTATTGCTTCTTTTATTGCTGACTGGCTGCGAAGATCGCTACAGGTACAAGTGCCAGAATCCTGACCATTTCCATGCGCCAGAGTGCCAGAAGCCAAAGTGTCTATTCACTCAGCAATGTCCAGAGTATCTGGTCGCACCCATACTGGAGAAAAAAGTTGATGAAGTTAAACCTAACAACTGAAGAGATCGAGGTCAGGGTCTGGGGCTTTGTGGTCATTGCGGTGACTTGCATTCTCTGCTTCATTGTGGTGGCGCTTTTGTACTCAGTGACCTTTGTCACCCAGCCCATCAAATCAATGGCCCCCATTGACCAGGCATATACAAAGATGCTGAACGATATCGTTCTATTGATTGTGGGTGGCATTGGCGCGGTTATGGGTAAGAAGGCTGTGGGGACTGCCGCCAAGGCTTTTGGTGGCCAACAATCCATGCAGCCGATGTGCCAGCCCATGCAAGGCGGCTATGGCCAATATGGCTACAGCAACAATCACGGCTTTAACGCCACCACCAATGGCATCCCAAGCCAGCCATTTGGCGCTATGCCCAAGTGGACTAACCCAGAGCTTGACGAGTCTTGGACCCCTGGTCCACCACCCACAACGCCACCAGAGCATCTTGAGGATGACCATGAGCGCGAGCAATTGGCAGCGGCCAGACAGGAGACTGATTGATGTTACCAATACCCCTACCCTGGCTCATTGTTGGCGTCTTGGTCTCATTATTCGGTACATACCGAGTGGGCCACCACTACGGGTGGCTAGAGCGCGACAATGACATGAAGATTGCCATTGCCAAAAAGAATGATGAAGCCAGAGCCAAAGAGGCAGAGCTTGGCAGTAAATTGATTGACCAGGAAACGAAACTCAGAAAGGCCCAAGATGATGTCAAGAAAAAACAGTCTGCTATGCATGAGCTTGCTAGGACTGGCCGGCTGCGCCTCCCAGCCCCAAGTTGTCCACAAGCCAGTCCAAGTGCCACCATTGCCATTGGAAATCCACAACCCAGCCAGCTCGATGAAAGCGAACTTGAGCGACAGACTATTGCAACTCTTATCGACCTCGCAGCCGAAGGAGACAAAGCCATCACCAAGCTCAACGCCTGCGTCAGCGCCTACAACGAAGTGAGGAGCATAGTCAATGGTCAATAGTGAGCAATTAGCACGGCTGCACATTGGCCCAGAGTGGGTCGATGCGCTTAATGAGACTTTTCAGCGCTTTGACATTTCAACGCCATTGCGCCAGGCTGCCTTTATTGGCCAGTGTGGCCATGAGTGTGGCAATTTTAGGGTGCTTGAGGAAAACCTCAATTACAAAGCTGAAGCACTGCAAAAGCTCTGGCCAAGGCGCTTTGATGCTGCCAAGGCCCAAATGTGTGCCAGAAATCCCAAGCTCATTGCAAACACTGTCTACAGCAGCCGCATGGGCAACAGGGATGAGGCAAGTGGCGATGGCTATCGTTTCCGAGGCCGAGGCTGCATCCAGCTTACAGGGTCTGCGAACTACCACCATGCTGGCCAAGCGCTTGGCGTGGACTTGATCATGCAGCCAGAGCTGGTGGCCACGCCCCAGTATGCAGCCCTGACTGCCGGGTGGTTTTGGAACACCCACAAGCTAAACCAGTATGCAGACAGCCAGGACTACAAGACCATGACCAAAAAGATCAATGGCGGCTTTATCGGCCTGGAGGATCGGATCAAACACATTAACCATGCGCTGTCTGTCCTGACATAATTACCCCATGGCCAGCCAAACACAACAACTTGAGAATCCAGCTCCACCAGGACTCGGCTATCCGACCGAGACCTATGAGCGCAGGCATTTCAACGAAAACAATGGCGCATTGACTGTTTACTTTAAGAAACTGTCATTTGTGCTTGGTTCTTTGTTTGGGCCAAGGGGCGGTCGGTTTATGAATAACCCCCATGGGGCTTTTCAAAGCACTGTGGACCAAACGGCAGCACTGGCCAACACGGCCTATGCCATGACACTGAATACTGTCGATTACGCCAATGGCGTGAGTGTCGCAAGCAATTCAAGGATCACAGTGGCTGACGCTGGCATTTGGAATTTGCAGTGGTCTGGCCAGTTTGAAAATCCAGACTCTCAGGACCATGATGTCAGGGTCTGGCTCAAGATCAATGGGACTGTGGTAACTGGATCAACTGGATTCTTTGCAGTGCCAAGCAAGCACGGCTCAGTCAATGGCCATGCATTGGTCGGCTGGAATTACTTTTTGAGCTTAAACGCAACCGATTATGTGGAGCTTTGGTGGGAGACTGACAGCACTCAGGTAAGCATTCAGACTTATGCCGCATCAGGAAGCTACCCCTCAACGGCCTCACTTATTGCGACAATGAGCTTTGTCTCAAACATCAAATAAATACTGCCATGTACATACCTTTAAAGTTACCCCCAGGTGTTTTCCGAAATGGTACTGAGTACCAGGCAGCAGGCCGCTGGTATGACGCAAACCTAGTGCGCTGGTATGAGGGGACACTTCGCCCCATCAATGGATGGCGCACCAGGTCAAGCTCACAGATGTCTGGCTCATGCCGAGGCATCATTACTTGGCGCGATAACAGTGGCAACCGATACATTGGCGCTGGAACGCACACCAAGCTCTATGCCATGAATGAGGCTGGGACACTCAAAGACATCACGCCAACGGGTTTCACAAGTGGCTATGCCAGCTCCACAGTGCTGACAGGCTATGGTTACAGCACCTATGGCACATTGGCCTATGGCGTGGCACGACCTGACACTGGGACACCAATCCCAGCCACCACATGGTCACTTGATACATGGGGTGAGTATTTGATTGCTTGCTCCAGCACCGATGGCAAGATTTACGAGTGGCAATTAGGTTTTGCAACGCCCACGCTGGCAGCAGCAATCACCAATGCGCCAGTCAACAACAAGGCGGTTTTAGTCACCCAAGAGCGCATTATCTTTGCCCTTGGCGCTGGTGGAAACCCACGCAAGGTGCAGTGGTGCGACCAAGAGAACAATACCCAATGGACACCAGCAGGCGACAACCTTGCAGGCGACTATGACTTGGCCAGCCCTGGCACACTGATCGCTGGCAAGCGGGTCAAGGGTGTCAACTTACTGTTTACAGATGTGGATGTCCACACGGCCCAGTATGTTGGCGCTCCATTTGTTTATGGCTTTGAAAAGGCTGCAAGCGGGTGCGGTCTCATTTCGGCCCAAGCGGTGGCGGCCATTGATACGGCAGCCATTTGGATGAGCAATTCTGGCTTTTGGATTTATGACGGCTATGTCAAACCACTGCCAAGTGATGTGTCAGATTACATTTTTACCAATATCAACTTTGCCCAGGCATCTAAGATTTATTCGGTCCATGTCAGTAAGTTTGGTGAAATCTGGTGGTTCTACCCAAGTGCAGCCAGTAATGAGAATGACAGCTATGTCACTTTCAACTACCGCGAAAACCACTGGAACATTGGCACATTGGGTCGAACTGCTGGGGTTGATGCTGGGGTGTTTACTTATCCTTTGATGGTGTCTAGCACTGGTTACATCTACGAGCATGAGGTTGGCTTTAACTATGACAGCGCCAGCCTTTACGCTGAGTCTGGACCAGTCCAATTGGGTAATGGCGACAACATCATGTCTGTGCGCCAAGTTGTCCCAGATGAGCAGACACTGGGTGAGGCGGTGGTTTCATTTAAAACCCGCAATTACCCGACAGGCACACAATCGTCATTTGGACCATATACGGCAGCCAACCCGACTTCTGTCCGGTTTTCTGGCCGTCAAGTCAATATGAAGGTGACTGGCAACACTTTGGCCGACTGGCGCATTGGCGTGATGAGGCTTGACGCTGTGCCAGCTGGTAAGCGATGAGCGACAAAGAACAACTGGAGAGGTTACGCCACCATGTGGAGGCGGCATTAGAATACTCCGGAGGCACACATAATTTTGACGATGTCGCTGAGATGGTTGAGGATCACAGATTACAGCTGTGGCCAGCCAAGGACTCGGTGGTGTTGACAGAGATCATTGTCTATCCCAGGCTAAAGAATTTGCATTATTTTCTGGCTGGTGGCGACCTAGATGAACTCTCAAGGATGAGACCATTGATCGAATCCTGGGGCAAGTCTGTCGGCTGCACCAGGGTGACTTTGGCAGGCCGAAGAGGCTGGGCAAAGACATTTTTGAAAGACGAAGGTTACAGCCCACAATGGTCTGTAATGGCAAAGGAACTTTAGGGGAATAAATATGGCATCAGAAGCACTCAATTGGGCATTGGCCAACGGCATGACGCAGGCCGAATTTGATCGGAACATTTTCAACGCTGTGCTTGATGCGCAGAAAAACAATACAAGCAATGCGCTTTTACGCATTGAGATGGACCGACTTGGCATCAGCCCAGAAGATGTGGCCCGTGCCACTGGTGTGACGACCCAGAGTGTTGCGTCTCAATATGCGACAGCAGTGCCAAAGACTGAGGCCGAATTGATTGCCAACGCTGCGGCTGATGCAGAGCTTGCAGCGCGTACAGCCAGAGACAGAACGGCCAGTCAGGCACTGATTGATGCCAGAAATTTAGAGGCTAGAACTTCTGCTGGAACTTTGACTGCGGCCCAGAAGGCTACGGCTGATGCGGCCCAATTGGCTTTGGTGACTAGACAAAACGAAGCGGCCTTGGCTTTGCAGCAACGCAATGCAGCGGCAGCGGCTGCGGCTGCTGAAGCAGCCCGTTTGGCTGGATTAAGAACTAACACTGGCGTGACTGGTGGTGTGACTGGTGGCACTGGTGGCGTGACTGGTGGCACTGGCGGCTTGCTTGGCCCAACTGGCAACATGGGCATCACTGGTACAACGCCATTTGCAAATGCCACACAAGGCTTTGCCCAGAACTTTGCAAATTACCAGTCAATCCCAATTGGCGCTCAATACAACCCCAATGTGGTCGGTGGCGCTGGTTCTCCATACGCACAAGTCATGGGCCAGATGCGCCCAGTTGGCAATCCATACGCCAATGTGGTGGCAGGCCAAGCAATGGGTGGCTATAACCCTGGTCTATATGACCAGATCGCAGCTGCTAATTTGGCCAATACAACGGCAGAGCAGGCAGCGGCAACGGCAGCGCAAAACACTCAGCAAGAATCAACAGGCATGGCTCAAGGTGGCATGGTCCATCGTGGCGTGATGTTTGGTGCAAACCCTCCTGGTCCAGATGATGGCGCTGTCAATCTTGATCTTGGCGAATATGTGATCAAGAAGTCTTCAGTCAACAAGTATGGCCGTGGACTTCTGGACATGATCAATGAAGGCAAAGTGCCTGCCAAGAAAATGAAATCTTTACTCGGATAAGGTGGCAATATGTCAAAAGGTGGAACAACAACGTCAACAAGCTCCATTGATCCACAGATCAAAGAAGCATTCTTGGCCAACTTTCAGCAGGCCCAAGGGGTCGCTGGCGCTTTGCCGACTCAGCAGTTTGCTGGCTATAACCCGATGTATCAGGCAGGCGAGGAAGCTCTGGTCAACACGGGCCTCGCTGGCCCAGGCATCAGTGGCACAGACTTGGCCGCCCAAATGGCGGCTTATGGCGGTGTCTATCAGCCTGCACAGATTTCAGCGCAGCAGACTAATTTGGGATTGACTGGTCCAGGCTCTATTGGCTCTTACATGAATCCTTACACAAGCGAAGTGCGCACCAATGCATTGGCTGACTTGGAGTCTGCAAGACGCGCTGCCATCCAGCAAACTGGTGAACGCGCCACACAAGCCCGTGCCTTTGGTGGATCACGCCAAGGTGTGGCCGAGGCTTTGACTAACCAAGGGTTTGCCAAGCAGGCCGCCACATTAGGCACAACATTAAACGAGCAGGCATTTAACCAGGCAATGGCCATGCAGCAGGCAGACATTGCGCGCAGATCAGCAGCCGACATTGCCAATCAGCAAGCAGGCTTGCAAGGTGCGCAATTAAGGCTAGGCGGTGCAAGCCAGCTAGGTAATTTGGCTGCGCAACAACAAGCATTGCGCCTTGGTGGCGCTCAAGCGGTCATGGGCGCTGGCGGTGCGCGTCAGGCTTTGGACCAGCAACAAATGGATGCCATTCGCAACATTGGCCTCCAGCGTTTGGGTGTGGTCCAGTCTTCACTCGGTGCGCAGCCTGCCAACCTTGGCATGGTGGCAACAACTCCATACAGCCAGAATGTTGGCGCTGGCGCTCTTGGTGGTGCATTGGCTGGTGCAAAACTAGGCAGTGTTGTTCCAGGTGTTGGCACAGCGCTTGGTGCTGGCATTGGTGGCATTCTTGGCCTGATTGGTTAAGGGGTAAAAAATGGCTGAATTTAATTTTGATGGTCTATTAGGCAATCTGTTTGGCGGTGGTGGAGATAGCGAACTTGAAAAGCTATTGACCGCCAAGCAAAAAGAGCAATTGGGTTTGCAGTCAACAATGGCGGCAGCGGCTGCATTGCTCCAGGCCAGTGGTCGAAGCCCCCAGCGCATTGGTTTAGGCCAAGCTCTAGGCTCTGCCCTGCAAGCCGGCCAAGGTGCTTATGAAAAGGGCATGACCGGAGCTTTTGGCAATTTGGTCACGGCAGCCAAGCTCAAAGAGATGCAGCGGGAAGCATTGGCCAATGAGGCTTATGCAAAGCAATTCACTGAACCAGCTGTGGCGCCATTGACATCAACTCAAGCGGCATTGATGGCGCCAGTTTCTGCTGCCGGCCCAGTGGGTCCAACTGTCGCACGCGCTCAATTAGCGAATCAAATGCCTGCACCAACGGCAGCGCCTGGCATTGTTGGCTCATTAAATCCAGAGATGCGCAGAATTCTTAGCGGCATGACGCGCAAAGAAGGTCAGCCAGAATTGCTCAAGATCGGCATGGCCCAGACTGAATTTGGCAAACCAGAGCCAATGGTGGTCAATGGCCAAGTGAAGATGATGCAATTCAATAAACTTGGTCAATCAAGAGAATACACGGGCGCTACACCATACGAGGCTCAATCACCCGATATTCGCGCTGTGGAGTACATCAGCGGCACGACATTGGCCGGAACTGGTCCGGCAGGCATTGGTCAAGTTGGCGAGTATCGCAAGCAGATTGCACCTAAAACACAGGTTGATGTGAAATTACCGCCTGGACAATCTCAATTTGTGGCCGGTGCTGGCACTGAAACAATCAAAGTGTTGGGAGAATTAACAGCCGGTGCAAGGTCTGCAAACGATACATTGGCAAATGTAGAAAGAATGCTGCCTGCGCTTGATAAGGCTATTCTTGGACCAGCCGCTGATTACAGAACTACCATGCTCAGAATCGGTCAGCAACTAGGTGTTGCTGGTGCTGATGCAAATGAACAACTATCGAACACCAGAATTGTGGTGCAAGGCTTGGCCCAGCAAGAACTTGATGCCGCTGCCCAAATGCGTGGCCAAGGTTCATTGACCGAAGGTGAGCGCGGAATACTTAGACGCGCAGCTGCTGGCGATCAAACACTCAGCGCTGCTGAGATTAAGCAAGCATTGTCAACGGCCCAAAGAGTCGCAAGAAGCCGCCTAGCAACGCAAGAAGATTATTTAAAACGAGCAATGAAAATACCAGGCTTTGAGCAGTTTGCACCTATGTATGAGGTCACGCCTTATGGTGGTGGCGGTGGTGGTGGTGGTGGCAATCCATTGCTAAACGCCATTGACAGACAACTGCAATTGCGGTCTTCTGGAGGTCAGCGATGAGCGATGCATTAGAAAATTTCACAACTGAAGAACTGCTCAAGATTAAGCAGGGCGATGTCTCTGGTCTATCCACTGAAAAGCTGAATATTCTTAAAGGCATTCTGTCGCAAAGCATGGACATTGATCGCCCGGCCCCAGCGCCAGCATTGGCCCAGCCATTGCCACAAGCGCCAACCCAACGCCTGCGCTCTCTTGCGCAGGGCGTGACCCTTGGCTCTGCTGACGAGATGGAAGCTCGATTGCGCGCATCAGTGACAGGCGAAGACTACAACAAAGTGCTTGCTGAAATTCAAGGCAAGATGAAGGCTTACCAAGCACAAGCCCCATTTGAGGCATTAGGCTATGAAGCATTGGGCGGTGTTGGATCAGCGGCTGCGCTAACTGCGGCCACTGGTGGCACAGCTGCGCCATTGACTGGTCCAAGAGTAGCAGCCAGCATGGCCCCATTGGTCAGGGCATTGGCCGGCACTTCAGCACTTGGTGGTATCCAAGGCGGCATCACAGGATTTATGACAGGCGAAGGAGACTTTGCTGCCCGTGCGGCAAGAGTGCCAGGCTCCACAATGATGGGTGCAACGATTGCTCCAGCAGTGCAGGCCACATTCATGGGCGCTGGAAAGGTCACAGACATGGTTTTAGACACTGCTAGGCGCATGGCCGGTGGTCGTGGTGGCAAGGCAGCAGAGGCTGAGATTCAACGCCTTGCAGGTGAGACTGGCCTCACCACAGACGAGATTGTGCAGCGCATTGCCAATGGCGAAATCTTGGCCGAAAACCAAACATTATTGCAAGCTGTGCGCGGTCTGTATACCCAAGGCGGCAAGGCATCCACAACGATTCAAGGCGCTTTATCTACACGCCCAGACACTTTGCGCAGAGAAGTATTGACAGATATGCAGCAGAAGCTGGTCAGTGGCCTTAATCCCAATTTTGTTGGACCACGGCCACAGAATGAAAATGTGTTGCGTTTTTATCGCGCAACTAATGACGAAGCCAGGGCATTGGAAAACAAAGCCTATAAAGACGCTTATGGCACTGGCGGCATCATTGGCGAAGATTTATTGGTTAGTCTTAAAGACGCACTGCAAAGATCACCAACGGCCATTGCCGACATCAATGCAATCTACACGGCCCAGACAGGAAAGAAGCCATTTTTCTCTTTTGACAAAGATGGCAACATTGTGTTTGCCAAAGCGCCAACATTGGAAGATGCTGAAGTTGTCCGAAGAGGTATTCAGACTTCAATTGACTCTGCCTTTACAAGTGGCAAGGGTGGTGTTGGAGCAGCTCTTAAACCCGTTGAGGGCGCTTTGAGAGAGGCAATTGATGCATCATCACCAAGACTGGCTGCAACCCGTGCTGAAGCCTCACAGCTTAGAAGCGCAAGGGATGCATTCAAAGAAGGCCGCACCATCTTTAGCAAGAGCGCAGATGAGGTCCAAATAATGATGGAAGACATGGCTAGCAATCCTGGTGCAGTCAATGCATTTAGGGCTGGCGCTATGGATGCTATTCGCAATCAAATGGGATCAGGTCGCGCTAAGTCCATGATGGGTGTGCTGGCCAGTCCTGAGACTAAGCAAGGCGCTATCTTGCGCACCATTTATCCTGGTGACGAGCTTGATGGCATCTTGACCCGTATTGGCACAGCTGCCCAGTCGCAAGCTGCCAAGAATAGGGTTCTGGGTGGGTCGGATACAGCGTCATCAGTAATGCAGGCTGCGCGTACTGGCTCAACACTTACTGCTGACGATCTAGCCAGCGCAGCCAGTGGAAGCCCCATGGCTGCATTCCGAGTGGTCAGCAAGATGCTGGGTGATGCGAACAAAGGAATGTCGGAGAAAGATCGCCAGCGAGTGGCTCAGATTCTGATCTCAGAAGACCCAGATATTGTGCGCAAAGCATTGCGTGATGAAAGCGGCATGGCCAGATTGCAGCAGGCCGTGGCAGCTGGTGCGAGAATGCTTGAAAAGACTGTGCCTTATGGTGCAAGCTACATTGGCGCGACAGCACCAAGACCTATCTACGGCCAATAAGGAGTAAACATGGCAGGCTTGCTGGACTACTTAGAAGGCATTGGCGAGACTGGCGCCACACTTGGCACTGGACTCTTGTCTGGTGTTGTTGGCGCCCCATATGGCCTATTCAAAGGCATCACCAGTGGCCGCTATGGCAGCCCAGAAGCTGTGCGCATTGCCGAAGAAGAAGCCAAGAAATTCATGGAGCGCAACACCTATGTCCCAAGGGGTAAGGTGGCCCAAGAGACTTTGCAAAAGGCTGCGCAACTTATGGAGCAAAGCAAGCTGCCACCAATAATTCCAGAGGCTATTGCACTTGGATCAATACCGCGGCAGGCTTATCTGGCCCAAGCCGAGCGCAGGGGCATGGGCCTTGAACGGGCTATGGCGCCAAGAGTCGAAAGAATGCTTGAGCGCGGTGGTGCTGGCGCTGATATCTTGCAGGGACTGGCACAAGGCAGCCAGTCAAATATTTTGCCCCAAGCTGGCCGAAGTGGCTTTGGTGCGTTTGATCCGCGATATGACCCAAGGGTTTTAGAGCAGGCCAGAATGCAGTCAATGACCCGTGATGTGCAGCTCAATCCAAACGCTCAAAACGCGCCATCAATTTCATTGACCAGCTTGGCCGGTATGCCATTTATCACAAGCATGGCAGATCGCACAGCTGCTGGTGGAAGTTTGCTTGGCATTGACAATGTGCAATTCAATCGACCAGTGGGCCTGCTTGGTGGCCAAGACTTTATGTTTAACAATCCTGGTCTTGTCTGGTCCTCTGGCAATGCTCCAGCCAATGCCTTGATGAAATATGCAGCAGAGGTTAAAAGCGCGACAGGACAAAACCCAATCTATTTGCCATATCGCATGGCCCCAACCGGTGGTGACTTTGCGCAAATGACTGGCGAAACTATGCTGGCCTATGCTGATGCAGCCATGGGCAGCAGACAAAAAAATAGATTAGATAAGTCCATCAAGAAATTTATTCCAGATTGGTCTGGTGTGTCTGATCCAGCAAGTGTTCAGCAGTTTAGAGCTGCGCCAGACAAAAAGAGAAAAGCCATTAAAGCAATGATGGACAGGGATTTCCGCAATGAAGGCGGCATCAACATTGGTGGAGCCAGGTTGGCTGTTTCAGACCCAATGCAATTAGCAGCTCAAGAAGGTGGCCTGCAAAATGTTGGTGAGATATTTGCTGGCAGACCTTTAATTCAATCAACTCACCCAGCTTACCCTGGTGGTGTGCCTGGTAAGGGGATTGGGACATTGGCTGAAGACATCAATGTTTTCCAATTGTTGCCAGATGTAGTGAAGGCCAGAGGGATTCCAAACCCAATGAATCCAAGGCCATCAGATTTAAGGGCAATGCAAATGAAGCCCTACTCTGGCTTGATTACAGACGAATTGCTCAAGAGCCTTGGCTACTAAATAAAAATTGCGGGTCAAAAGTATTTGCAAACTTTTCCCCGTAGCGCTCAGTCAAAA